GCTCGAGCATCCCGGCAAACCAGCCGCTATTTTGCGCCATATCGACCGCGCGGGCGGCAGCGGCATACCAACCGACTCTCACATCGTCGCGTGGTTCCCGTAGCGCAGGCATCCAGGCATGACCAAATACTGGGCCGCGTTCGTCGCGCATGTATCCGGAGCGCACCGTCGGCGGCGCATAGACGCCACTCGGCACTGAACGCGCCGGAACGCGGATACGCGGCTTCGTGCTCATCAATCAAACCTCAGTTCTGGTTAAGGCGCGAGGCCCGGTTTGCCATCCGTTCGCGGAGAGACAGCACGCCCTCCTCGGCCTTCGGCATTGCACGGCTTGAAAGCCTGCCTGCTTCTTCTTCCTGCCATCCCTCCCGCAACGTCCCTTCCGGTATCCGGTGGACCTGAAGGAGATAGCCTCCGACGGTTGCGAGCACCTCGGCGTCAAAAAAGTGGTTTTGCGGGTAGAGCGGAAGCCAGGTGCCATCATCGTCCCGAATTTCGGAAAGAACCTGACGGCAGTATTCGGCTTCCTCGACATTGCTACCGATGATGGCTTCGGGGAGATGGAATGAGCCGGGTTTCCCCGGTTTCGCCCAAATCCTCGAATGCACCAGCGATTTGAAATAGTCGGTGTTGATGTGGAGCAGATCGAGGCCATAGGTCTCTTTCTTGCCCTCTGCCGTTACCTCTGTCGGTCGAACAATGACCGGCATCGATTGTGTTTTCTGTCCCTTGGTCGGTGACGCAACCCACGACCAATGCCGGCAGAAGTCGTAAACTTTGTGATAGTCTCCGGCCTCTTTCTTATCTGGCCGAAAACCAGCATCAATGAGCGCCTTTTCAATCGGTAAGCCATCGTAATCTGTCTGAAGAAGTTTGGAGAACTCCGACCAAACATCATCATGTCTGGTTGGTCCCCATACCTCGCCACAGTCGATGAGCCAGGAACGCGCCTCCGCACCCCAGCCTCGAACAACCCATACGATGCGATTGCCCTGCACGTCCGCGCCGAGTGTGAGGCGCAGGACTTCAGGCGACACCGTTCTGAACAGCAGGCCCTTAATCTTCTTTTCGTCAAGATCGGTTAGTTTCGCCGCCTTGTACGAAGCTTTGGAGAACAGCTCACCGCATTTGTTGATCGCGGCCTGTATCGCCTCTTCTTCGCCGGATGCCTCGGCGTTCATCATCTCTTCAACGCGCTCTCCCCATGAAAGGAAGGGAGAAGCGAGACCGGAGGCCCACCAAGAAATCGTTGTCGTGTCGGTCGAAGGTTCCCCCTCAGCCTCACCACTTGCCGCTATACGTTGACCGGGGGCAATCATTACGCAATTGCCCGGAGAATTCATCTTCTCCTTCTCGGATTCGGCAATCACACAACCGCTAACCGGACAGCAAAGCCATGTATCCCGCCTAGCCTGCCCCCCGCTAATCGCTTCCGGCCAACCCGGCCAGCGTAAATTGCGATAGCGAGGGATAAACCATTCGGCGCAATGCGGGCATTTCCAAGCCCAATGATGCATCGTGCCAGTCTGCCAGCGTGCCCAAGTCGGGCATTCTAGCTTTTTTGGGTCGGCCACCTTCCAGAACTCCAATCCGGAAACCGGGTCTTTTTCGGTTTCGACGGTGCCCCGCTCTGGCGTTGAAGTCGCCGCAATGTTGCGGTCGGCATAGGTATCGGCGCGGGCCTTGGCGAGAACAAACGGGTCACCCGTCTTGCGCTTCGAATGCAGCATTTTGCTGTATTCATCGAGAAAGACATCTGCGGCCTGGTCAGACGAGAGGGACGTTGACGAACCCGACCATGCCAAGCGGATCGGCACGCCGTTGACGTATTTTTTCGTCTTCTTGTTCCGCTTTCCCCGCGCCAACCGATCCTTGAGCCTCGGAGCTTCGTCAAAAAGCGCCATAAGGCGCGGCTCGAACTGGTCAGATACGAAGTCCCGCGATGGCCCGACATAAAGCATCGGGCGGGGTTTGGTATCGAGCCGCCATCCTATGATGTCGAGAATGCCGTCGGTCTTCGACATCTGCGTACCACAGATGAAGATGCCCGTTTCGTATTGCGGATCATCAAAAAAATGCAGGAACGGTATTATGTAAGGGGTGCGCAATGAGTCGCGCGGCCCAGGAACACCGGCAGACAGTGGGTACTTGCGGTTATTGAAAGCCCATTCATCAGGTGTCAGCCGAGGAGCGGGTTCAAGTAGCTTCGCTATACGCTCCCACGCCAGCGGCGCAATCTTTCGCTCGCTTCGCAGCTTCTCCGAGAGCGTTGTCAATCTCTTCCTCAATCTTGCGCCGCAGGCCAATATCTGTCGTTGTCCGCGCAGGGATCGCGTAAAGGTCTGCTTTCAACCCGCCGATGACGACATCAACGAGGCCGAGCGCCTCGGCACGGGATTCTTCGAGCAAGGTGCCTTGCTTTTCTAGAATTCGGAGTTCGATCTCGTCGGCGCGACGGTCGCGCACCCGGCTCTCCGCTGCCGACTTCGCAGTGCGGCGATCCTCTTCTTGCAGATAGCGGATGTAGCCCTGCACCACGCCGACGATGGTGTACTTCCCATCTTTCCTCGAGATGTAACCGTCGGCGGCGAGTTGTTGGACACGACGCGGCGTCAGCATGACAAGCTTCGCAGCCGTATCCAACGTGATGAAACCCTGTTCGCTATTGGCTTCCGGTTTCTTCGCCATCACCATCCACGACCAGTTTCATTCCGTAGTTGTCCACGCCACGCGGGATATCGGCGCCAGCACGGCGGACCATTCTGTTCTTCTGGAAAGGTCGATAGTCCACATGGTGGTGCCAACGACCGAACTTCCAGACCAAGCGCGACACGTCCGGGTGCATTGCTACCTGCATCCGTGACTTCGCGAGCGTTCCTTCGTTCGCATAGAACTCGGCAGTGTTGCCGCCGCCGAGCGTCTGCGTTGTCAATTTCTCTTGCAGGAAGGCGTTGAACTGGATCGTACACCAGCCCGCCTTGAGCATTCGGAGCGATAGGTCCGTGTCTTCGTTGTACCGACCGCGCCAGCGGAACGGCACGTCGTTCCGGATCAGGTTGCACGAATAAATCCGCGTGTTGGCGATGAAAGGAGGCATGACCTCCTTCCGAGAAGCGAACATGAAATAGTTTGGCCCTGCCATCGCGACAGCGAAGCACAAAATCCTCCATGCATCTAAATATAGCACCGTCAGAAACGCGAACTTTTAGGTTCTTGTTCAGGCGGAAAAAGGAGCGGATATTGTCATCCATGACCCAGTGCCACGAATGCCCGTTCGCAATTGCATGGTCCCAGACAAAATTGCGAGCCGGACCAGGCCCTTTGCTCTTCGTGTCGCCGAGATCATCGAAGGTGTCGTAATCCCGCTGGTATGCGCTATCGAGAACGAGCACCTTGCTCTTCTCGATCACGGCGGCATAAGCGGCATACTCCTGCGCTTCGACGACGATAAAATACGGCACGCCCATGCGCTCGAGCGCTCGGCTCGTCAGGCGGGAATCGTGCCGACCTTTGGAAACGATGTAGAGCGGGAACTCAGGAGCCGGAGGCATAGCGCTTGTCCGCGTATGTTTCCAACTCGATTGACGGATACCAGATGAACCTCGTCTTGTCCGTTATCCGTTGCCCGATCAGATCGGCCAGCGCTTCAACCGCATCCTGATCCTTGAAATGCAGAGTGATCGACCTGAAGGCGGTCTTATCCTTCTGCTCGAATTCCGGCATTCCTTGCCATTCTTCGGTATGGTCAACGCCAGTCTCTTCCTCCACCGCCTTCGTCAACAGCTTGGCGAGATCGGCATCGTTGAAGCCGGTCAGCGTCAAATCTATCGAGGCGTCGAACTCCAAGAAGGAAAGCTCGAGCTTCAACAATTCCTCATCCCAGCCCGCTTCCAAGGCAAGCTGGTTGTCGGCAATCACATAGGCACGAAGCTGCTCCTCGCTCCATCCGCGCACAACGATGACCGGAACCTTTGCCAGCTCCAAGCGCTGCGCGGCGAACACGCGACCATGCCCTGC